TCAAGCATTTAGGTCACCCTTCGGGGTGGCCTTTTCTCCTTGAGTCTCCACCGAGTCTCCACCGTGCACGATCCCGAGCCCCTCCACCGACATCATGACGTCACCTCGTGGGCCGGTAAGGGGGCACCGGCCCAGGGCACACACCAGCCCCACATGGAGACATCGACATGACGACACAGCACACAGACATGGGGCAACACACGGTCCGGCGCGACGGCGATCGTGATCTCGAGTTCATCGGCCAGGCGCTCGGATACGGGGAAATGGAGACCAGCACCGGCCGCGGCACGGTCGTTCAGGTCTACCGCACCAAGGGCGGCCGCTACGTGGTCTCCGTCCGGCAGTGGACGCAGTGGCAGGGCGAGCATGACAGCTACCGGGCGGCCGTCTGTGGCCGGGCGGCGGATGTGCTCGCATGGCTCATCGAGGATGCCGGCGGCCAGCTGGGGCGCGCCAGCAAGGAAGCTCTCGAAGCGGCGGCGGTAGAGGATGAGGCGCTCGCCGCGGTCCTCACCGAGTGGATCGAGTAGGGGGTGCACCATGACGAACACCGACATTCAGGGGATCATCCGCTCTCTCATCGCTGGTCTGGAGGAATGGGGCGCCAAGGCCGCGGAGTCCGCGGAGGCCCTGGATCGGGCCGCCCAGGAGGCGGCGCCCATCGCCACCGTGGGGGAGGACACCTACACCATGGAAGGATGGGTCGCCAACGAAATCCGCGACGTCGCGGGTCCCGACCACCTCGGTCACCTCATCGGATATCTCAGCAAGTGCCTGGACCTGGGAAACACCCGGATGAGAATCCTGGAATGGGCCAGAGACGAGCTGGAGCGGGAGCGCGCGACGATCGAATACAGGCGGCTGGTGGAAAAGACCGTGAACGGTGAATCCACGCCGAATGACCGCCGGGGCCTGTTCGCGATCGTCCGCAACTACTGGGGCCGTGACCGGGACGTGAAACGGGCCGCCAGGTGGATGGGCGTGGACGCTAAGGACCTCGAGGCGGCGTTGCCAGCGCTCCAGGAGCAGTGGGACGTGGACAGGCCGCACATGACCTGTTGAGGATCAATTGCTCTCGGGAGTCATCGCGGTTGGACGGGGCGGTGACACGGTCTTGGAGGCGGGGCCTTGGCCACAATTGAACAACGGGAGACGAGTCCATCTTGGACGGCGTCAACCGACCATGTTGAAAACATGCGGCAGGAACGTTACATTTAGGTCACGGAAGGAGGCCGTCAATGGCGAATGTCTTTGATGTCGCCGCTTACATTCTGGAGCGTCACGGGCCGATGACAGCGATGAAGCTCCAGAAGCTTGCCTACTACGCGCAAGCCTGGTCTCTCGTGTGGGACGAAAAGCCGTTGTTCCCGGAACGTATCGAGGCGTGGGCAAACGGCCCGGTCTGTCCCGCCCTCTATCAATGGCATCGGGGTCAGTTCAAGATCGCCGCTCCTCCCCAACAGGGCAACCCGAGTGTCTTGACGGACACGGAGCGTGAAACGATCGACGCCGTCCTGGATTTCTATGGTGACAAGCCTTCCCAGTGGCTGAGTGATCTGAGCCACAGTGAGGCACCCTGGAAGGACGCGCGGGGGAATCTGAGGCCAGGAGCACGGGGCGACCAGGAGATCTCCCACGCTGCGATGGCCGAGTATTACGGCTCGCTCACTGCAACGGATGGCTAAACGGAGGACCCGCAAGCCAGGGCGAAAACACCCGCGGGTCGAAAAGCCTCCAGCATCGACCAAGGAGCCCCGTGTTGCGCGGGGTTTCCACGCCTCGGGCAACACAAAGCCGTCGTGGAGGATGTCGCAGCTCCGATTGTCTGGGCCATTCGGATGGCGGGCTGTTTCGGGCGAGGTGCTCCTCAATGTTCGAGAGAAGCTGGTCGGCTTCGAGTCGATGACCTGGAATGAAATCCTCCACGGCCGGAACACCCGCAATCATGAGGTTGATGTTGCCGATTTCGAGAAGGCGGCCTGTGATGACCTTGTGGCCGCTGAAATGGACGACGTAGACTCGATGGTATCGCTACGACTCTCGGGAAGAGAGAGAATCTGGGGCATCCTGGATCGCGGAGTCCTCTCGATTGTTTGGTGGGATCCAGAGCATAGGGTCTGCCCTTCGCGCAAGAAACACACGTGACACAATCCAGCTGGATTCAGCTCCGGTCCACCAAGCACTCTCGTACGCCATTTTTACGCCCGTCCACGGTAGAATGGTTGCGGAGGACCACGCCAATGGTCGAACGCCCACCGGCGGCCCCGCTCAGGACACGGAGCACGTGTGTTTCGCTCCGGTCTCCAGGAGGAGGTGGGCGCGGATCCGTGCGAGGTCTTCGACGGCCTGCAACATGCCGGCGGCCCGCGCCTTCTCCTGCATCGCCTCCAGCAAACCGCGGACGGCCCGCAACTCCCGGGAGGGGATCGGCCGCGGGACGGGCACCTCGTTCCCGGTAACCTCCGGGAGCAGCTCCCGCGCCTCCAGGACCAGCCACAGGCCGCCGCGGAGCATCCCGTGGCGACCGACCAGCTCCATGGCCTCCTGGACCAGCGCATGGGCGAGCGCCTTCCTCTCGTAGGGCTCATGCATCGCCGCCTCCCAGCATCCTCTCCCACGGATCCGCGGCGCCCTTGGAGGATGGGGCCGGGACCCGTTGCCGGGCGGACGGCGTCAACCCCAGGGTGGTCAGCCAGGCCCGGACCTCCTTGGAGCCAGCCTGAACGACCTTGAGCAACGGGTGGGGCGTCGGCTGGCCGGCGGATCCGGGGACCGTCAAGGGAGCGGTCGCCAGCTCGGCCGTGGACCGCTCGTACTGTGCGATGGCCCGGGCGGCGGCCGTGACGGCCTCGAGGTCCGGATGGAAGAGAAGACGCCGCTCGATCATCGCGGCGCACACGCGGCGCCACGCCTTCCGCTCGGTTGCATCCAGCCCGGGCGGCGGCTTGGGCACGGTGAAGAGCTCCTCCCCGGACGCCGCTCCCCGGCCCCCATGCCGGTCAGAACGGAAGGTACCTTCGAGCAGGTGTTCCTCCGCGGACTTGGGCGGCCTACCCATCCTCATCCCCCAAATCCGCGTAGGATTTCGCCATCGTGTGTGTTCGTTTGACCTCGCCGGTCCCTGAAGCAAGGGCATTCGAATTCTTGACCCCCATACCCCCGCCCCCCTCCTGCGGTTTCGGATCACGCGGCGTGACCCAGCGGTTGCAGCCCGGACAGAGCACCCGGACGTCGCCGGGCAGGCGAGGGAGCGGCCGGCGGCACCGCGGGCACACCGGGAGATCATGAATCTCCATGCAGCTCCTCTTCCATGGGCGGCGGTCCGGGGTCCGGCATGGCGAGCGCCTCGAGCTGGGGCAGATCCACCGTTCCGTCCGGGCGCACGAAGCGGTGGAGGAATACCGCACCGGCCCGCTCAAGATCACGCACCGCCGCCTCGAGATCCGTGTCGTGTCGCACCACGTTGCCGCCACCCGGCTCGGCAGTGATGGAGAGGAGGTTTTCATTGTGGAACACGATCCGTCCATGCGCTGCGTCGCGGGCCAGTAGGAGAACCCTCATGGTGTCGTGTGACTTCGGATCGGTGAATGGCAGCCACCCGGCCGCCAGCGCCTCGATGTACGCTCGGAGCCCGCGTTCCGACTGCGCGCGCTCAAGCCAGAAGGCGGCGCCAGCCCGCCGCACACAGCGTGCCCGGTCCGCCTGAACGCCACGGATCCACTCCCCAGCGTCGACGCCCACCCGGGCGAGGGTCGGTCGTTCCTGGATCCCAGCGGCGGAAGGTATCGCCCGAGTGCTTCGCGGCGTTGCGGGGATCCGTTCCCTCGTTGGCCGTCGGTCTCTGAACATGATGTCATCTCCTTTCGGTCATCGGTCTAGGGCACCTCGCCACCCGTCTTTGGCGCCCGGTGGTTCTTGCGGAAGTCATCGATCTGGCGTTGGGCCTCGTCGAAGTTGAGGCGGATGGGGATCTCCAGACCCTTGTCCCGGACCTTTTTTCGCCACCGCTCCATCTGCTGATCGCCGAACTTGATTCCCTTTTCGATGGCGACGCCGAAGCCTCCGGACAGCGACCCCTCGATGTTCTTCCCCGCCACGGACCAGCTCTCGGAGGTCTTCTTCGCGGCCTCGGCGGAGATGTTGGTGGCGGTGGTGAACCATCCGCTCATCTTCTGCACCAGGCCGCCCCCGGCGGCGTCGCTCATCGCCTTGGCCGCCTCCGCGTTCAACTCCAGGTACCGCTTCTTCGCCTCGAACGCGGAGCGCCCCATGGCGACGATCCCGGCGTCAATGGCCTGGAGCCCCTTGGCGGCAATGGCGCGCATCCCGGGATCGATGAATGGCAGCGCCACGAACGCCTTGACCACGGCCTTCACGTTCACGAGGATCTTGAGGAGAGCATCGATCGCGGAGACCCGGAGCCCGGCGAACCCCGCCTTCACCAGGAGGATGGCCACACGGAAGTTATCGGAGATGGTCTTCCACACCCTGGACGCCGTCTGGGATGCCACGGTCAGCGCTCCGGTGAAGTCGCCGCGGAGCAGCTTCAGGAACGCCTGTACGGCGCCGCCCAACTCCTCCAAGGCCACCTTGATGGTGGTCTTGATGCCTTTCCAAATGACCTTGACCGCAGGGAGGAGGGGCTTCCCGTACTGCTCCCAGGCGGCGTGGATGGTCTTGAACGTCTCCACAACGACGGCCTGCACGTCGGGCCATGCCGCCTTGGCAGTGGCGGCGATCTCGTTGAACACCTGAATGCCGAAGGTCTTCAGCTCGGTGAGGATCGGCTGGATCACCGCCCAGACCTTGGCCATCACCGGGCCGATCTTCTTCCAGTTGGCAGCCAGGACTCCCACGGCGGCAACCGTCGCGGCGATGCCGGCGGCGAGCGGCGCACCCAGGGCGGCCACGGCGGTGGCGACCGTCCCCAGCACCGTGAGGAGCGGTCCGACCACAACGGCGAGCCCCGCCAGGACCAGGTACGTCTTCTTCGTAGAGGCCGGCAGCGCCGCGAAGGCGGCCGAGGCCCGCTGAACGATCTGCACGACGGCATCCAACACCGGCACCAGGGCGGGGAGCACGACGCCTCCAAGCTGCGTCCCGGCGTTCGAGATGGAGATCAGGGCCTGTTGCATCTTGAACGAGGGCGAGCCCGCGACCACCTTGAACGCCTTGGCCAGGTCACCGCCGGTGGTGTTGGCCAGGGCGGCGAAGATCTGCGCGGTGGTGGCAGCGTTCTGCCCGGTGAGGCTGAGCACGCCGGTCAAACCTCGGACGTTGCCGAAGACCTGGGCCAGGGCCTCGTTGTTGCCGGCGAACGCCTGGCGGAGGGTTCCCAGGACGGCGAGCAAGCCCTCGCTGGCGAGTTGCTGGCGGAGGCCCGCGGCCGAAAGCCCGACGGATTCGAGGGCCTTTGAAGCCTCGCCCGACGGCTTGAGGATCGACCCCAGGATGGCGCGGAGGGCGGTGGCAGACTCCGAAGCATCCAGACCGAGCCTCGTCATGGACGCGATGGAAGCGGCCACCTGGTCGAATCCAACACCGAGCTGCGAGGCCACCGGCAGGACGCGGCCCAGCGCCGGCGCGATGGCGTCCGCTGATGCCTTGCCCTCTCGCACAGCGGCCACGAGGATCGCTGTGGCCTTCCCTGCGGACATGGACGCGGAGCCGTAGCTGTTGAGGGCGGACGTCACGGCATCGGCCACCGTTGCCGTGTCACCCAGGCCGATGGCGGAGGCCTTCGCCGCGGCGGTTAGCACCTCCATGGCCTTGGCCCCGCGCATCCCGGCCGAGGTCAGGAAGAAGAGGCCATCGGCCAACTCCTTGGCGGACTTGCCAACCGACGGTCCAAGGGCCAGGAGGTCCTTCCGCCAGGCGTCCACCTGGTCGCGGTTGACGCCCACCAGGGAGACGATCTTCGTCATGGAGGCGTCGAAACGGGTGGCCAGGAACGTGGAGGCGGCACCGGCGGCCAGGAGCGGCCGGGTGACGTTGGCGCTCAAGCCGGAGCCCAGGGCCTTCAACTCGCGCCCGAATTTCCGCACCCTATACCGCGCCCGCTGGAGGTCGCGGTAGAAACCGCTCGTCCTCATGGACAACAGCACGTTGAGATGGGCCACGGTGGCCATGTCAGCGCTCCTTCCGTACGGCGCCCAGGGCTTCCAGCACGGCCCTGGTTTCCTGCTCCGGCGTCTTCGGCCTCTCCGGCTCGCCCCACGTGGGCATGAAGTCCTCCGGGGACAGCTCGGCATCGGAGAACACGCTTGCCACCACCGAGGCCAACATGGCGGCGCGCCAGTCCCTCCGCCGCTCCCCGAAGGGCTCGATGGAGGCGAGCGCCATCCACTCGGCGAGCTCCGCCGAGCTGACGCGCGCCTGGGCCTCGGCCACGCTCATGCCTAGCTCCTTCGCGAGTTCGAACCAGAAGCGGCGCTCCGGCCGCCGGGTGAGTTTTTTGTGAGCTCCTCCACGTCCGCCGCCGAGATCCTGGAGAGCCGCGCCGCCACGGCGAAGAGCCGGTCCAGTGCGCCGGCCGAGAGAGCCCCCACCAGATCGATCTCGTCATCGGTGAAAAGCCGCTTCCCCTGCTCATCCACGATGGTCCGGACCAGGAGCTTCGCCCGCGTGTTCTCCAGGTTCGGCTTGGGGTCGGGTCCGGAGGTGTCCAGGACCGAGGCTTCCCAGCCGTCGCGCTCGGCGCCGGTCATCTCCCTCACGAGCACACTTCCACCCAGCTCGGGGACCTCCACGGCCTCTTGCTTGAGCTTCCGGCCGGCGGCGAGGATCTCGTCTCGTGTCAATGTCGTCATACCTAGCTCCTTTCGATCGATTCTCGGAGTACGCTGGCGATCTTGCGGATCGCGTCATCGGCCTTGGCATCAAACGCCGGCCGGAGGAACGGGTGGGGCCGGGCGCCTGGATGGCGGATCACCCGCTTCGCCCGGAAGCGGCCCCGGCTGATCTTCTCGGTGTGTGGACGGGTTCCGAACTCCACCAAGTGCGCATGTGGCGCAGCGGCCACCACCCGGGCGTTGACCCATCCCCGGCGTGTGCTCATCCGGACCTTGATCGAACGCCGCAGCGCGCCGGACCGCCTCGGCGCCAGGTGGCGCGCCTCCGTCCGAATGATCTGGGCGCCCGATCGCATGGCGCGGCGTTGGGCCGTGATCCCGGCACGCCGCTCCAAGCCCTTGAGGGCGGTCTCCACCTCCGACCAGTCCACGTCCAGGGTGATGCTCATCGCCGGCCCCCCTTGATCATTCCGCGTACGTCCACGCCGGGAAGCTCCTGTTGCAGGTCCTCCACGGTGACGTGGCCCGCTGCGACGGCGGCGCGGAGTACACGCCAGAGAGTGCCGTCTTCGGCCGTGGGCTCCAGGTGGATCGGGTGGCCGGTGAACGGCCGCCATGGCGCCACGTCGATGTCCGCGCGAAGCGCCGCCATCCGGAAGCGGCGTTCCTCCTCCTGCGCCCGGGCGAGCCGGCACAGGGCGATGGCCACGGCCCGGGCCAGCCTCCGGTATTCCACCAGGTGCTCGGCGGCGATCTCCCGGCCGGCGGCCCGGAGCGCCTGCTCGTACACCCGCCGCTGGTGGGCGATCGCACGGCGGTACAGGTGGCCGGCCACGGCCTCGCGGTTGGCCTTGGTCATCAGCGAGCCCGACGGCGGCGGCAGCGTGACGAGATCGCCGGCCTGAGCCTCCAGCGCGGCCAGCTTCGTGGCTTCGGCCCGCACCCGCGCATCGTCGTGCGGCGAACGAAAAGAGATCTCGTTCTTCATGATTCAAACCTAACGCCCGTTGCGACGCGTCCTGTCCCACTTTCGCGCTCGAGGTGCCGGATCCACCGGCTCAACGTGCTGCGGGGCACGCCGAGCAGCACCGCCAGCTCCCGCAGCGTCGCGCCGTGCTCCTGCCGCCACCGCAGCGCCTCCGCGGCCACCGGACGCCACTCGGGCCGGTCATCGAGCGGGCGGTTAGCCACGGTCCACTCCGTCACGGACGAGGCCCAGGAGAGCGGCCTCGGCCATCTGAATCTGAGCTGCGTAGTTGACCCGCAGCTCCCGGGCGCAGACGTCCTCGGCACCCTCCAGCTCCGCGAGCCGTTGGCCGCATCGCTCGATCGTCGTCAGAAGCCGCTCAGCCCGGAGCCGTGTCCACACGTGCTCATCACCGGAGAGCGCATTGAGGATCCGCTGGCGGCGATCCTCCGCCCTCATCAGAACGGAACTCCGTCATCATCGCCAACAACCTGGATCCGCGCGGCGTTGGTGTACCTCCCGCGATGCACGAGCTCGATGTCCACCAGCTTGCCGGATCCGATGAGGTTCGACGCAGTGTCGGCAACCGTCGAGCTGAAGGTCGTCACCTTCCTGCCGTCACTGAGCTCCAGGGTCCACATCTTCCACGTTGTGCCGTCCCTCTTCGTACCCTCTCGCGCCAGCTCCACGTTGACGATGCCGACCCATGAGATGGTCTCCGAGCGGTCCACATCGCCGTCAGGCGCCTTCGTCTTGCCGTCAGCTGGTGCGGTACGTGCGGCGGGCTGTGCCACACCGGCGGCGTCGCCATCTTCGTCCGTCGCGACGGCGAGCAGTGCCGCCAGTGTGTAGCGGCGGGCATACGTCACCCACGCCCCGAGGCGCTGCGGATCACCCTGGGGCGGGACCGGCACCTCTGCACGCAGCGTCTCGCCAGCCGGGTCCCGCACCTCGGTTGCGACAATCACACCGCCGTCATCCCGCGCCACGAGGGGTTGGGTGATGGCGAGGCCGTGTTTCGCCAGCGCCGGCACGGCAACGGCCAGGACATCCTCCAAGGTGGCGTAGGCGTAGGAAAAACTCCCTCCGCCCTTCGTCTGGATCTTGGCGGTTGCGCTCCGCCGGATGGCTGGTATCTCGGCCCTGGCGGCAATGAGCCGCTCGGCCATGGTGGTTTCTTCACTCATACCAATCTCCTTTCGCCCGTTCGGCCTCTCCCGTGTAGCCCTCGGGCCTGTATTCGTCGCCGAACATTCGGCGTTCGTTCATTTCCTCAGCATCTGCCTCGGTCTGGTGGTCGCGTCCAGGGTCGCCAAACGGCTGGCGCCGCGATGCCAGGCAGCTGTCACACCACCAGCGATCGAGAGAACCGTCCTGCCACGTCCGCACACCCTCAACTCCGCACAGGGAGCACCTCCCGAGCCGCACCCCGTACATGAGGCATCCGTGAGCATCCTCATGGCCGGCGTGCTCCTGGATGCCGGCGGCCTTCAGCTCCGACCGCCAGCAGCTCGCCAGGTGGATGCCAGCCCGGATATCCTCCGGCCAGCCGAGTGGATCCAAGCAGCGGCGACACGTCGGGCGCAGGATGGCCAGCCAGCGGACAAGCGGCAGCGCGACCGGCTCCGCTGGCAGCGCCATGGAGTGGTCACCGAGAGCGCTCGCCAGGTGGCGCAGCGGTGTCGTCACCCACCACGGCTCCCTGTCGCCGCGATGTACAACCGCCGCGTAGCGCCAGCGGTCGCCGTCGAGCTCGCCCAGAGCTTCGGCAAGGCCGGCAGCGATCACACCCGGCATCATGTGGCCACGCCGTTTCACCTGGATGCACCACGGCGCGGTGCCCTCCAGATCCCGGCCGGATCCCCCGGCTTTGGCCTGGTCGAGGTTGCGGCTCACCTCCGGCCAGCGTGCGCGGAGGACCCGGACAACCTCCTGCTCCGCGGCTCGCCCTTTGGTGCGGCTCCGCTTACTCATGCGAATCCCCCCGTTCCTCCGCGGCCAACCACCATCCGCCCGCCGCGTCCGTGGACTCCGTGACCACCCGGCTCCGCCCGGTGGGCCACCACCACCGGCGAGATGCCCGGCCTGTCCGGCGCCTCTTCCTCTTGCGGGCCAGCCGGAGAGCGCGGCGAGTGGAGCGGGAGAAGCGGTTGCGGCGGCTCATGGGGTCACCTTTGCGTATGCCGCCCTGAAATCATCCCAGGTGGCGAAGACTGGCACCGTGTTGTGGAACTTCCTCATCCTCAGGTTGGCCATACCGGGTGAAAACCTATGTCCTTGCAAGGTCGCCAGCAGCACATCAGCGACGGCGTGGATATCAATCTCTGTGATGAAGGTTTTCGTGGCGAGGTTGGCCAGCCAGTCGATGGCATCCTTACACTCGATGTTGTCAAGATCGATGCAGTATTCCCAACCGGTCCCGTGGTAGCAGATCACGAGCTCGTTCGTCTCTAGGACCAAGGCCGGCTTCAATCTGTAGAACGGATCTGTTTCACTCATCCGCATTGGTCCCCCCTCCCGCAGGTCTGGGATGTGAGTGACGGACCGTTGCGGCGACCTCTCCCACGCGCATCCCGCGTAAGGTGTCGTAGACCATCCCCTGAACGGCGATAACTTTTCTGTAGGCGTCCGGTCCCTTGCCGATGGCGGCCCAAAGGTAGCCCAGCGATCGCTCGAGTTTCACATTGACCTCCGGCTCGTCGAGGGCCACCTGCAACGCCTTCCGGTAGTAAGGCCAGAGCGGTTCCAGGGCAGCGACGATCTCATCGGCCCGTTGTTCGAGGATGACTACCTGCTCGTCCGTCAGGCCTTCGAGCGGATCGACCGCCAGGAAGCCATCGACAATGTCTAACTTGAATCCGTTTGCGAGCAGATCCATCACGGCGAACCTAACTTCCCGATCCAACATCGTCGCCACCCTTCCTGCGCCTCCGTCCGCTTCCGAACCTTCCGGCGGTTCCCCTCGCCGTCCCGCCGTCCCACGCCGTCCCGTCGCCGTCCCGGACGGAGAGGACGGGGTCCTCCAGGACCCCAAGGGACGCCGTCCCGCCGTCCCGGGGGGTATGGGGGGGACGGCACACACACACACCCTCCTGCGTCACCTCGTAACTGACCTGTCTCGCCGTCCCAGTCCGGACGGCCAAACCGCGGGAAATTGCGATGTCGAGAGCGATGCGGCCGCGCTGTGCTCTCAGGCCGGCAGTCTTGGCCACGGCATCCTTGGAGCCGAGCGGGCCTTCCCTGCGCAATGCCTCGACTACGAGACGGACATCCTCGTCGAGCATCCGCCTTTCTTCGGCTTGCCGTGCGCGTTTCTCCTCTTCGAGATCGCTTGCCGTCTGGGCCGTCAATACGCTATTGCGCCACAGGAGTGTCAGCGGATCGGCTGGGAGGGAGTAGTTGCTCTTGAGTTGATTGAATACGACGCGGCTGTTATCACGAGTAAGCGTTGCCACCCACCTGGCGGCATCCATGAGCCCTGACGCCCCTCGAACGTCTGCGCCGCCCATGCGCCTTGACAGCTTCGAGCTATGGGTTGACACGAGAACCGTGGGGCCGCCACGCGCTCGGCAGAACGCCTCCACCAGCTGGAAGAAGAGCGTGGCGACGGAATTGTCCTTCTCCACGTCGCCGTGAGCGAACCTTGAGAGCGGATCGAACACGATCAAGGCCCAGTCCTCTGCTCCGTCGGAGAGTAGAGTCCGGATCTCGTGCGCGAACGGGGAATCCATCACGTTTCCATCGGAGACTGTGAGCAACGGCACGCGATGCCCGGCCAGCGGGATCGCCATGACCTTGGATGCGACGGCCCTGCGCTCCGATTCACTCAGATCGAGGGACGTGGAGATGTTCCACAGCCGACGATGAACCTCCTCCCACTCTTCCTCCCCAAGAAGGAGCACCACCTTGCGGCCTACAGCTTCCTCACCGATTTCAAAGTGATCGAACCACGGGCGCCCCGTGGCGACCGACACAGCCAGAGAGACCAATGCAGCCGTCTTTCCGGTGCCGCCCTCCGCCGAAAGGATCCCAGCCCGTCCCAGCGGCAAGAGCCCTTCACCATCCGGGCGCTGGAGGAGCCAGCGGCGCCGCGGCGGTGGGGTTGTCACTGGTTTGAGACCAACCGGCGCCCACAAGTCTCGCAGGAATGACCTGCCGCCCTGCTTGGTCCTGAGCTCAACGAGCGCGGCTTCAGCCTCCGCCACAGCCTGAAGATCAACACCCGCCGACGCCGCAACCCTGCGCATGGCGGCGATGGCGCGCCGCTTCGTCGCCTCTTCGACGATGAGCTCGCAGTAGTACGCAGCGTTCGCCACGTCCGGCACCTCATCTATCAGGGAGGAGATGTACGACGCACCGCCGGCCCGAGTGATTCGCCGTCGCCTGCGGAGCTCCTCCGAGACAGTGAGAAGGTCCGGCGCCTGACCAGCCTCAATGAGGTCTTTCACCGCCTGGAAAATGATGGCGTGCCGCTCCTCCGCGAAATCCTCCGGAGCCAGTAGCCCGGTCACGGTCTTCGCGGCCTCGGCGTCCAGGAGGGCGGCGCCAAGGAGGGCGCGCTCGACGTCGTTGGTCACTCCAGCCCCCCGCATGCCGCCACGTCCGTCCGCCATGGGGACGGTCCAACGCCGTCGGTGGTACAATCGCACCAGCGCCACGGAGTGTCCATCCAACAGCGCCGGCCGCCCCACAGCACGGGGCGGTCTGTTTTTCCTCGGGACACCACGCTTACGCCCTCGCGCCCTCGGCCAGCGGTTCGACCAGTTGTGACTCGATCCAGGCGCGGAGGTCCGCCTCCCGGTAGCGGACGGCGTTGCCGAGCTTGACGTAGCGCGGCCCACGCTTCTGGTATCGCCAGGCCTGGAGCGTGGCGACGCTCAGGCCGAGGATCCGTGCCGCCTGCCGCTCATCCATGAGATTAAGTCCTGTGAGGTCACCCATCTTTCGATCCTTTCCGGGCGCGTCGGTGGTGTGTGTGAACGCGCCATCGCCTTTACTATCACCTTTGAGTGTGCTATTTACAAGACATGAACCGTAACGATTACCGTAACGTTTTTCAATGGACTACGGTCGCCACAGCCGTGGAGATAGTGGAGGGGCGGCCCATCGAGGGCATGGACCACCCGGAATGGGGATCACCGCCCGAGGTGGCTCTTGAGGGACCATGGATCGTCGTACCCGATGGGTGGAAAGGCATGAGCTATGAGCCCGTCAGGCGGACGACATTGCCCGATCAACTCGCCGAGGTGGGAACGCCGGACCAGGCATCCGCCTTCGTGCGGAGGAATGGTTTCCTCACCTACATCTCACCGGTTCGTACTCCGGACGGCGTCCGCCAAGGAGAGCCGTTTCACCTTTGGGCGGCCGAGGCCGCATACATGCGGCGCGCCCGGGATCTCCTTCGCGCTGCCGAGTACAAGGACACCAGCACCCTGTCTCAGGCCGTTGCCTGGAAACGCAACGTGGTCGAGGTGTTCGGCACGATCGTCGCCGGGGACGCCGCATGCTGGGGCCGGCAAGGGGCCTTCAAGAAATGGCAGACGGGGAGAGACCACCTTTCCGGCCCGGCGCGTGCCTACGTAGCAGATCTTACGAACAAGCGCCTCAAGGACGGTGGCCTGAGTACCCTAGTTCAGGCCGATCACAGGGGACGCCGGTACCTGCAACGGCCACGTGATCTCCGAGCCGCGATCTGGCTCATGGTCGCCCGTGCCCTCATCGACCAGACCGGATTCCCGCCCCGACCCTGCGCGGTATGCGGCGAGCCGTTCGCTCCTCAGAGAGAGCGGGCCAGGTACTGCTCATCGGCGTGCCGTCAGAAGGCGTACAGGCTCAGGTCGCGCTCGTGAAGCGCACAACTCCATCATGGTGCTGGACCCGCCCGATGTACTACGGGTACTGAGGCTCTTCCCGATCAGATCACTCCTCACCCCCGGCGGCCGCCGGGTGCTGTACGACTTCGCCGCGCGTCCTACCCTCCAAGGCGGACGCCACCGTCTCGCCCAGGCGGTCAGCAGCCTGGCGCACCGGGCCGTCCGCCAAGTGTGCGTACCGGCTGGTGGTTTTCAGCTCACGATGGCCGAGTAGAACCTGGATCACCTTGAGCTGAGCACCGCCGGCCAGCGCCAAGGATGCTGCGGTGTGCCGGATGTCGTGCATCCTGAAGTCTGTCAACCCGGCCGCATCCCGGATCCGTTCCCACGGGTGAGCAACGCCCTTGAAATGGTCCGTGGGGCGGCGGCCGGGGAGCACCCACGGACATTCCACTGTTCTGGGGAGTGACGCCAGCAGCTCAACGGCCGGGGCATTCAGAAACACAGGACGGGCGCCGGTTTTCCCGCTTGGCAGGTTCCACACCATACGTTCGAGGTCCAGGTCCTGCCATTGCATCGCCAGCACCTCGGATCGTCGGGCGCCGGTGAGCAGCAACAGCCGGATGGCGGCCAGGGCTTGCCACGGCTCCCGGCCTTCGGCCTCTCGGAGGGCCTCCCCAAGACGCATCAGCTCATCGGCCGTCAGGAACCGCTGGCGCTTGTTTTCTTCGGTGCGCTCCACACCGTGTGTGGGGTTCGATCCCGGAGGGAGAATCTTCGAGCGCTCGGCGAACGTGTACATCGAACCCAGGAGCGCCAGGGTCCGATTGGCGTTCGTTACGGATGCGCTCGCCATGTTGCTGTGAAACGTCTCCACGTCCTCTTGAGCGATGGAATCCAGGCGCCGCTCCCCCATCGCCGGCTCGAGGTACTTTGTCCAGTACCACCGGTATGCAGCCCGGGTTCGTGGCGATAACGGCCTGTTCCCACTCCGCCTTGGCGGGTGCGGATGATCGAGATACCCTTTCTCGTACAGCGGCCACAGCTCGTTGAGCTTCATCGTCCGAACGCGAGCCTCGCGTCTCTCCTCGAGAGGGTCCCGCTTCTGTGCCACGTCGGCAAGGATCATCTTGGCGGCCTTCCGCGCCTCGGTGGGCGGCATGGCGCCAGCCGGCCCTAGGCGCATGGTCCGGCGCTTCCCCTTCGTGGTGCGGTAGTACACGGCGTACGTCTTTCGTCCGGATGGACGCACCCAGACTACGAGCCCTGTCAGCTCGGTATCCCACACCTCATACGGTCGGGCTTTCGGCTCCAGCCCCTCGATTGCCTTCTTCGTGAGCTTCATCTTCATGGTCTGGCCTCCACTGCGAGAATGCCACTTGACACCCACTTGACAGCAAGAGTAGAAAACCTCACAAAACCATGGTATTCTAACTGACGTGAGGAAGCAAGATATCCAAACGCCTAGAACCACTTAGCAAGATGAACGAGCGATTTTTTCAGACTCCGGATCTGAAGGCCGCGCGTTCGAATCGCGCCGGGCGCACCATTGTTTTCAAGCACTTAGACCGTCTCACCCGAGGCGGTCTGTTGTCTTATCTGCCATATACCTGCCATCGCTCGGAAAACTGTCACTCACGACGATGTCTGCCCCTTCATCCGGGCATCAGCTGGCCCAGGAGCGACTGTCCTCGGTGCGGCGGGCGCGGCCGAGGGTGACGAGGGTGGCCAGGATTTCCGACACGCGATCGGTCCGCACGTTCCGGAATCTCCGTGCCAGCTCCCCGGCGGAGGTTGGGGTCTTGGAGTTGGCCAGCCCTTGGCCCACGGCCCGCACCTGGCCGGCGAGTGCCATGGGCCAGGCCCTCCACGGGGTGACCCTGCGTGAAGTGGGAGCGGTCTCCAGCCTCATGAGGGACTCGACGGCCCGGTCGCCTGTTGGGCTTTGGAGATCGCTTCACCTCCGAGCGGGCTGGCGGCCAGCTCGCACAAGAGCTCGAGCATTCCGCCCAGGCCATTCGGAACTGGGTTCATCAGGCGAACCTCGATGGAGGGCGCCGGGAAGACGGGCTCTTGACAGAGGAAACGGCTGAGCTGAGGAGACTTCGGCGAGAGGTCCTCCGTTTGAAAGAAGAAGGGAAGATCTTGCCAAGACATCCGTGCTGGTTCGCTCGAAGAAGGGAGATTGGCAGCGCGTACGTCTGCCAAGCGAAAGGCGGAACCTTCAGTGGGTCAATGAGATGCGAAAGGCTTCAGGGAGCCGTTCCCACATTCGTTCCCACTTTGCGCGGCCGCTTGGGCGCTCCAGGGCGGCGCTCCCGGGGCCGGTCGCCCGCACGTCCACGGGGCAACCGTTCAGGATTTCTTGACGGTTCCAGGGCACCGGGGATCAGCGGGTTACGGCCAATCTTCCGCAGACCACCCCCTATTTCCCCCGCGCGTCCGCTCCCAGCCCCCCGTTTTCGCCTCAGAATCGCTTCTCCCGGCGTTTTCGAGGGTCCCGAAGGGTAGGGCATGGGCCGGCGGGGCGGCCTCCCGTGGGCGCTCAGGGCGCGGGATCCAGCCGTTCGGCCACCTCTTCCAGCCGGCGGGCGGTCCGCTCCAGCCGTTCGGCCAGCCGTTCCAGCCGCTCCAGCTCCGCGCCCTTCTCGATCCCGGCCAGGCGCAGCACGTCCACCCGGGGCACCAGCCGCCGGCGGTCCGAGAGAATCACGGCGTTGAGCCGTCCCTCCGCGATCCAGCGGCGCACCGTCCGGCTCGATACCCGCAACAGCTTGGCGGCCTCCTCCGGCGTCAACAGCACGGCATCATCACTTGACATGATCACCTCCCGGGCCGTAGGGTATGGCAAGGGGCGGCCATTGTCAACAGTAGCGGGGCCGTGATTCTCAACACGGCCGAAAAGTAGCGTCCGATAATCCTTATTATGTAAACCTGGAAACCGTTGTTGAGAATCGGGAAGTGTACGGAAGGGCGTCACTTACGCGAACGGCCCGGAAGTTGACGTGTTATCGCGTCCGCGGGCGTCTCATCTCCCCGTCTCTCGTTGAGCATCCCGGACGGCCCGGGCGTGGTACGCTTCGCCCGGTTCAGCCCGTCATGGTAGGCCAGGGCATGGCAAGGCATGGCAAGCGGCGGGGGCTTTTCGGGGCCTCCCGCCGCGTTTCTTCGCCCGCTGCATGTCAACCCCCGGACCCTCACCGAAACCGCGTCAGCGGGCCGCCAGCGGGCCGCCAGCGCCCCATGAGTCGCCAGCACTCAAGCTCCCCGGGCCGTCCAGGCGGGGAAACACCGTTGCGCAGGGCCTTTTCCGGGGATTCGGTCGTTCGGGCCGCCGCCCCCGGCACCCCCCCTTATGGCGGCAGGAAACTCAGCCCGCCGGAAGGAAACTCAGGCACTCCGGAGCCCGGAGAAACCGCCTTGCAGCTCGTCAACGGCGCTCCGCACCAGCTCCTGGAGGATGCGTTCGGTTCGTTCCTTCACCTCGATCTCCCGGGGCAGCATGTCAACCCCTTCGGCGGTCACTTCGGCCTCCGCGATCCGGGCCGCCCGCCGGCGCATCACGTCCAGCTCCCCGCTGTCCTCCGCGTCCACCGTGAGGGCGTGAATGGTCGGCAGGGCCTTCAGCAGGTCGGCGGCGTTCTCCGGGTCCTCATCGGCGGCTTCGGCCATGGCGTCCGCCGCTCGGGCCGCGGCGCTCAGGGCACGGGCACGCGCCAGCCCCCACCGTTTCGCCGCCCGCCGGGACAGCTCCGCCACGAAGAACGGGTTTTTGAGCCACCGTTCAACGTCCGCCGGGTCCACCCCGGCCATCCCCGCCGCCGTGGCGGGCGTCACCCCGTCCAGCAGCCCGCCCATCACGGCCGCTTGGGCCTCGTTCGGCGTCCAGGTCTTCGGTTCACTCGTCATGGTGTCCTCCCTCTCGTTCGGGCGTTTCGCCCGGTTCGCCCCAGGGTACCGGCTCCCGGGGTCATGAATCGTCATCGCTCGGTGTTCTGTGGGCCTTCACGATGCGTTTCCGGCTCTTCATGCTCACCCGGCGTTCGCCCGGAGGGCATGGGCGGATCTCCCGCCCCAGGGCCGTCAACGTAAACCGGGCGGCCCACCCGCTCCCCACCACCGGCACCACGGTAACGATGGCGCATCCCCGGGCCACGGCGGCTTCCAGCACCACGGCATGGCTCCCGGAGGGCAGGCGGCGGGACACCCCGGCCGGCACGATAACCTCGTATCCCGGATGGAGCTTCCGAGCCCACTGGTCGAGCCGGACGTGCTCTGGTAGGGCCTCGTTACTGGGCGTTCTGGAGTCTCTCGCGGCGTTTCCGGCGTCGGTCATACCATCACCTCCCCCCGGGCGTTTCGTGGCTCTCAGGGCCGTTATTTCCGCCCCATCGGCGGGCCGTGTCACGGTTCAGCAGCTCCACCAGGTCCCGGCGGCTCCACCCCTCCGCCGCCAGCCCGTGAACGAACGCGGCCTCCTCCTCCGAGCACGGCTCCAGCCGGGCCAGGGTCCGGGCCGCCACCTCCCAGGGCGTGCGGTCGGGGTCAGGCGGCCCGTCTTGGGCCGGGGGCCGTGGTGGGGCGGCCGCCTCTCCCGTCAGCGCCTCGATGATCTCCGCCTTCCGAGCACGGACGGCCGGCTTCAGGGCCTCCGGCACCTTCGCACCGGGCCTCAACACCAGCCGGTCACCTTCCACCGAGACGGTCACCCCGGCAGCCCGGAGGGCGTCCAGCACGTCAGATGATGAGCACGTCGTCATCGTCTTCCGGATCCTCCGTTGAGTCGGTTTCCGGGCCGTTTGGAAGAGTGCCAACTTTTTTCCGAAGTTGGCATCCTTCCCCCAAGTTGGCAACGTTGCCAAAGTTGGCATCCTTTGGCACCCTTCCCATCACCATTACGTTTTCAGAGGGGGCGCTCTCTTCGGCATGGGGAAGGATGCCAAGAGTGCCAATAACGGGGAAGTTGGCATCCTTCCCCTCTTCGGTGCCATCGAGCCGCCACTTCCAGCCGTCGGCACCGGTCCGCTCAGAGATCACACCGAGGTTCCGTTTGGCGCGCATCAGGGTCCGCTTGGAGAAACCGGCGGCCTCCCCAGCGTCCAGCACCTCAGCAGCAGGGACAGGCCCGGCGGCCAGGAAGTCTCCGAGGAAGTCTTCCGCCCCGGCGGTCGCCGCATCCCGTCGCTGTTGCGGGGCGGAGGTCAGGTCCGCGGCGGTCACGTCGCATTCTTCGAGCCAGTGAACCACCGCCACCCCGCCGGCCGGATCGAGCCGCCACCGTACCGAAGGCATCGGCGGCCCGAGGTTCGATTTCGTGGGGGCCAGCACCCGCACGTCCTCATCGGAGGGGTCCTTCCCCACCAGCAGCCCGGCACGGGCAGCGCCCACGATCCCGATGCTACCTCCGCCCCTGTAGATCGGATTTCCGCCCGGGGCCTTGGTCAAGTGGCGTACTACGGCCAGCGCAACCCCGGTCCGCTCGGCAAGGTCACTCAGAGCGAAGAGGGCGCGCCGCACGTCTTGGTCCCGGTGACTGTTCACCTCCGCGGCCAGGAAGGCCATCAACGGATCGACCACCACCAGCCGGGCATCAACGCGGCGGATGGCGGCCTCTACAACGTTCAGGTCATCGGGCAGCACCACCGCCCGGCGGTCCTCCCCTTCGCCGATGGTCTGAAGTGCCACGATCCGGGAGAGGTCCGCTCCAGCCGCTTCGAGCCGGGGGCGCACGGTATCGGCCAACCCATCCTCAGCCGTCAACACCACGGTTCCGCCTTCCACCGGGGCGTAGTCGCCCCCGAACGGGATTGCCTTCCCACGGCTCAGCCGGGCGGCCAGGTCGAGGGCCAACGTTGATTTCCCGAGCCCGGGGTCACCATCCAAGACGGTCAACTTCCCCAGCGGAACACGTCCCGGCCAGAGCCATGAAACCTCTTCGGGCTCCACGTCCGAAAGCAGCGTTCCGGCGGGCTTGGCGGCCTCCGGAGCCGGCGTCTCCGCCCCCTCCAGCAGCTCGCGGAGCCGGTCATGGTTCCATCCGGGCGGCGGCGGGTCCGCAACGTCCCAGCCCCGCGGGAAGCTCGCCGGCACCTTCACCACTCGAACGTCCGCCGCTCCGGCCGCCCGGGCGAGCCGCGCCACGTCCTGGGCGTACTGCAACCCCTTGCCGTCCGCGTCCGGCCAGATGGTCACCACACGGCCGGCCAGCGGGCTCCAGTCGGCCTTGCGGGCGGCGGAGCTTCCACCCTGGGAGGTCATGGCCACGAAGTCCTGGAACAGCTTCGCGGCGGCGTCACAAGCCTTCTCACCTTCGGTCACCAGCACCGGAGCCTCAGGCCGTTGGGC